TATCTACATAAGCCTTTACAGACTGTTGAGTCGGTACAAGCGTTGCAGAGTTTGAAGACATATTATCTTCATCTACAAAGCCTGTTATAGTAATTGTACCGTCTGATAGGCTTCCGTAAGTTATAGTGCCATTTACGTCTAATGTAGTGCTTGGTACTTGAGTCCCAATACCGACATTATCGTCAACTATTCTCATGGCTTCACTGCCTAATGTGTCTATTCTAAAAGAACCATCATTAAGGCATTTCATAGCAACTGTTTTACTTTGAGTATTACTTCTATATGTTAAGTCAAGCTGTCCACCGGTTACATGACCATCAATAGTTAGTTTTGCATTTACACCTGAACCATTACCCTCTATTAATACATTAGCATCATTACCAGCACCACCTGTGTTATATATGTGCAAAAGCTCACTTGGCGAACTTGTACCAATACCTAATCTCTCAGCACTTGCATTCCAGAAAAGTTTTGCAGTTGTTCCCGTGTCTTCGTAAAATGATATGTCTCCGTCAGCGTCAACTGCTAATCTATTAGTCGTATTGGTTAACAATCTAAATTTTCCAGAATTACTGCCTAGATAGACCCCTGAATCTGCTCCAGATTCTAAACGCAACCATGTGTTAGAAAGGTCACTGCTAAATGTTGCAGCTGTGGTTGATGCAGTGCCACTATCTACAGTCAACCCATCAACAGTAGCAGAACCTGTAACATTTATAGCATGTGAGAAATCAAATCTATCGTTTGCAGCATTCCAAAGAATCGTAGCATCTGTTGTAGAATTGACTGCGTCCTGGATAGTTATACCAGAACCATCTGCACTTGCTGAAGAATCTCCTGTTGAATAGTTCAGGGTTATGTTCTTGTCCTCTACGTCCAGGGTATTAGTATTTAAACTTGTTGTTGTTCCGTTAACAGTAAGGTCACCTGTCAGTGTTGTGTTACCACTTACATTTAAGGTTGAAAAAGTTGGAGTAGAAGTTCCACCATCTAAGTATTCCTCTACCTTTGTATTTAATGATGCGGTGGATGATTGATTAGATCCATTTCCTATGAATATGTTTCCGTCATTAAGGTTAGGGACATCATTTGTTCTCCCCGCACCACCCACCTTGATAGATCCAGCACTTGCATGAGCTCTTTGCACTTTACCTATGTTTTGTATTAATGCAGACTCTCCTGCTGGCTTGGTTGCTGTTAAGTTACCAGGAGTTGTAGAAACATATAATGTATCACCAAGACTAAATGCAGAAGTATCAATTCCTGAAATAGTACCAAAAGTAACCACTTCTGTAGAAGCATTCAATGTTGCGGTTGTTAAAATTAAACCAAAAGCTGGCATTTTAGCTGCATCATCAGCATCTGCTTTGGAAACAACTGGGGTATTTCCAGTAATACCAGAAACATAAACTACATCACCCTTGCTTACTGCTTCTCCTGCTTTTGCTTTAAATATAACAGCACCACGAAGATCTCCGATAAATTCATCTGCGGTTATTTCTCCTGCGTCTGTTTGTGTAAAAGTTTCTAAAACTGCTGCTGTTAATCTTAGCTCTGCTAGATCTCCTGTTGAAAAAGCTCTGGCTGTTGTATTGTCCTGTGCACGAACAACAGTAAGAATATTACCGCTTATTGCTGTTACTTTTACTATTTCGTTATTTGTTCCATCATCAAGGGTACAGTAAAAATAATCACTGCCTGTAATAGATGGAAGCTTAGATCCATCTGTGACGGTTATACTTGTAGCACTGTTTGTAATATCACTTGCAAGTGCTGTGGTTGCATTATTGCGAAAGACAATTGCCATTAATTACCTCTTTTATTTAACTTACTGTTACTGTCCAGGTGATTGTCATAGAGTCAGATGCTGCTTTATTAACAACTGCAAAAACTGTTCTACATAACATAGTTCCACCTGAAGAAGCATTAAATATACCTGCCTCTGTGACCGCACCCGTACCTACACCAGGTCCGAAAGTTGCAACATAAATTACATCATTGCTCGAAACTGTCGTTGAAGTTAAGGCTGTTCTGCTTCCTGAAAGCTCTGTTTCTAGGGTGGTGTTAGCAGCAACCGCAGTAGTTGTTCCTGTGCCTACAGCCATATGCGACATAACGGTTGCAGTAGCGTCTTTTATTCTAGATGCTACAAAATCCTTACCATTATTCACAACAATATTTGGAACCTTGGCAACAACCTGATTGTTTATCTTAATTTCTAATTTTCCTTTAAGTTGAAAATTATCGACTATCATTCTAACTCCTAGTTAAGGGCACCTGTATTAAGTGCAGCCGTATTCAAAACACTCTTCGAGCTAGCAATAAATTTAATATCTATAGTCTCAGATATTGCTAGAGTATCATTAATACTTTTGCTAAAAGATATCACATCTTGTTCTGATATGGAAAGAGTAGCTACGTTTGGATTTGTTCCAGTAAAGTAGATATTTTTAGTGTCAGAATCTAATAAAATATCAGCATATAGATTTAAATTATCTACTGCTAGATTTAGGTTTACAAAGTTTAGTAGAGATGGTGTACTGGCTTCTGCTACCTCAGCAGCTAGGGTTGCCTTTTGGGTTTGAACACTCGCTTGTAGGCTTTGATACTCTACAACTAACCTTATAGCCATTAGTCAAAATCATCTCTGACATTGAATCTAATTAGATCGCCTACTGTTTGTATATTACCATCTGATTTGGTTATTTCTATTTCTCCCTCGTAAAAACCCGCTGCGGTAAAGGTACTTGATGTAAATACCATAGAGCATTTTCCAGCTGTTGCATTCGTTATAGAACAAACGATAGTATCTAATATTGTTGTAGTTCCAATCTTTCTTATTCTCACCCTTGTAGTAGAACCTGTTAGATCTATTGGGGCAAAAGTTGTTGGATCTTCTGGATCTAAAGTTTTTCCACTAGCTGCGGTGTTTGAATCTGTAAGAGTAAAATTTAGTTCTGGGTGTGTATCACCAACTACTACTTTTATTGTTGTTGAATATGCCATTACATAAACTCCTGGTATTTAACTGTTAGAGGGGCACCAACAAGACCATACTTAGATTTTCTAACTGCCTGTGCCTCACCCCTATCATACATTCTTTTATTGAGGTCTGCTGCTTGTACGTCACTCCATGGGCTGTCCTTCATCATTTGCAGTCTATACAGAGCACCATGGACAATAGTTTCCTGATACTCATTTACAATAATATTAGGAATTGTTGTTGCTGTGGCTGTTGGTTTTAAACTGTATAAAGCATAAAACGAATAATTCTTATCGGGGGTGGGGGCGAATAAAATGGTTTCTTGATTTCTTTGTGCGTAATATTTTGGTTTACCTTTGCCGTATGCATCTATAAGTGAAGGTGTTCCTATTAAAGACTTTGGCTCTAATCTTGATAAACTTTTTTCTGTTACTTGATTATCTGACTCACCATACTCAAAATAAAAATCAATTATATGATTTAACTCTGTGCCAATGGGTATGTCTAGATCAGAAGACTCATATTCATTAATACCTGATATAACCTGTAAAAGAGTCAAGTCTGATAAATAGATATCAGTGCTTACACAAAAATCTATAATAGTGTTTCTTAATTCCTCAATAACAATAAATGATGGGCAGCTCGGTGCCTCCCTTTTTACTTTTGGTACTAAAGTTTCTATTTTTTTTGATACTGCCATTTAATATTATTGTGTTGGTGTTGATGGTCTTGGGGTTGAACCTGCATCAACTTGATTTTTAATTCCTATTGCGTTCTGAAAAGATTGTGAATAAACCCCAGATCTCTGTAAGTCTCCAGAATATTCAGTGTCTTTTTGATATGCTCTGTACAACATAAAGTCCAAAATTGCATTTGCATATACATCATCCAGTGCTATGACTGTTGTGTCTGTTGTAAAATTACCTATGGTTATATCTGTTGGAGCAGAGCTATATACAATTTCTATTGTTGCATCCGATGCTGTTGTATGCGGATACACATAAAAAACTTTAGGATCTAAAGGGTCATAAACATAATGCTCAACGTTAGTTCCTGTTGTGCCATGCCAATCCTCTATTTGATCATCTAAAACCCTTCGCTCAATATTAGTAATTGGTTTTGTTGTTGGGCTTGAGTTTCTATAAATAGAAAGAAGTCTAAGACCTGCATTCGGCAAGCTTTGTTTTGCAGTGTTTGCTGTTAAAGTAAAAGATGCATTGACTGTATTCGCATCTGGTCTGAATAATACTATCTCTCTTTGTGCATCATTAAGATAGTCTAAAAGAGATTGCTGTGACCACCTAACATTAGATGTGTCTTGCAGTATATCCTCAGCTTTATCAATGAGATCAATTACTTTAATAGTTGCCATTTATAAACCCAATATCTCTTTCTCTTCTTTTGTTAAAGATCCTTTGTCATAAATAAATGACCAAAATTCAGACCTATGCATAGGATTCCATGGAACTACTTTTCCATGCTCGCTTCTTGATGCTATTGGATCTTTGGAGTTTGACTCAACCACAACTTCCTCTTCAACATCTACCGTGCTTTCAAGAGATGCATATTGCAGTTCCAAGTCTTTAAGTTTGTCCTTTGGGTTAAGAGAAACATTAAAATTCTCTTTTGCTGATTTAATCAGTTCGTCTTTTGTCATAGTAACCTCGATTTAATTATAACTATGCTTAAGTTATCACAAAAACATGGGTACAGGCTAGTGGGGAAAAAACAAAAAAAAGGGGAGCCGAAACTCCCCCAAAAGATAAATTAAGCTACTTGTAACTTAAATTCACCAATCGCTGTTGGTAGGATAACCTTGTATCCGTAAACAGAAAGACCTCTAACGCCATCACCGAATGAAGACTCAAGTCTTACAGTTTCAGTGTTAGTCATTTGAGAAGCATAAGCAATAGCTTTTGGATGCCCATACAGACCAGATGTTACACCTGATGTTGTGCTTAAGTTGTTAGATACATACATGTTGAATCTATCAACTGTTCCAATAAAGCCATTTCTTAATGGTGATACATTGTCACCAGTTAAGTATGCTTGTCTGAGCTCTGACTGCTTTAACAATGTAGCAACAGCTGGATTGATGATCATGAATCTTCCTTCTTCAGGAATATTGTTTTCATCAAGTTGCTGTCCTGCATCGAGAATGTGTCCTAAAACATTAGCTGCTGTAATGTTTGATGGAGTAGCATTGATATCTGTTAAAGATGATCCTGCTGCAACGTTAGCGAACACGTCTTGCTCGATAGCAATCTTCATGTTCTGAGCTGCGTCATTAGCTGCCTCGTTCATGAAGTCGATATCAGCTTGCTCTCTTAAAATGTCGTCCACTTTAAAAGCATAGCTTTTAGCCTTATCAATGTTAAGTTCAATAGTAGATGAAGTAACATCTGAATAGGAAATAGATCCTGAGTAATCAGCAACCGAAACTGCTGGTACTGTTCTAATGTTTACTTTATTACCTAACCCTGAAATCTCTCCTTCGTACTCGTTAGTTGTTACTTCAGATAAAACAGTCTGAGAGTAAAACTTAGCTTGTAACTTTCTAGAAAATACTTCAGGTATAAAATGTTGCTCACCAGCTGCGAAGCTAAAGCTTCCGCTTGAAGATGAATATGCCATATTAATTACCTCTTAATATAAAAAATTAAATTTAAAAAGTAGTAATCTCCTACGGTCTAACCCTTCCGTCAGCATAAGCCTGATCAATATCTTTCTCAAGCTTTCTAAATTCTTTGTCAGAAAGTTTACCAATTTCTTGGGCAGTCCATATTTTTTTACTACTACCTACATTTTGCTTCCTGGCTTTAGAGAGTGAAGGTTCAACATTTTGTTTTGCCTTTTCCACTAATTCCTTCTTGGAAACTTTTTTGGAAACTAGACCTAAATCTTCTTTATACTTTGACAAGAGTGCTACAACATCTTGGGCATCACCATCGGATGCGGCAGTACGCCACATTCTAGATTGTCTTTCTAACCATATAGTGAAATCATCACTAGCTGATACAGATTTCCAATCTGGATGCACATCAGCAATAGCTGCATAATGCTTCCTATCTGCTTCTTCTTGTTGAGACTTTAAGACCTCTTCTGTTGCCTGTTGCATTTTTTGATCCACAGATGCGATGCGAGCATCGACATAACTTTGAAGCGGTTTAACAATTTCTGGGTAATCTTTCATAATCTCACCTAGATCTATATTCACCTCTTCCTTCTGTTTTTCAATACGAGCCTCAGACTTCATGCTTTCAATTGCTGTTATCTTATTAGACATTTCAGCTATCTTGGCTTCAAGTTCTTTTTCTCTCTGGGTAGCTTTGGTCATTCGTGCCTGAGCATTCTTGTACCTCTCTTCCCACTGTTCAGCAGATAACAAACCCTTATCGGATTTAGTTTCTTCTTCCTGAATCTCTTCTTCTTGCTGATCAGACGCTTCTTCAGTTTCCTGAGATTCATCGGGTAAAGCTTCCACATCTTCGACAACTTCTTCAGGGGTGTCTTGCTCTTCAGCCTCTTTGGTAGCTAACCCTTTGGCTTCTGGTTCAGATTCCTGTTGAGAGTCTTGAATTTGTTTCAACATCTCATCAGCTTCTTTTTCAAGCTTTTCAGCGATTTTCTCGCCTTTAGTTTTTTCTCTTTCCATTTTAACGGTCCTCGGTTTTGGGGGTGTCGATTAAAATTATTTATATATGTTGGGTGTATCCTTTCGGGAGCCCAACGAATTAATTACTTTATCAGCAATTGTATCTAAAGATACTATAAACTTAAGAATGTCGCAACGTCCTTGGCTAAAGCGGTAGTCCTCCGTTATTTCCAACTGGTCCCGCTCCATTTGGCGGAGCGACTCCATTTCGTCCATCAGGACCGACCATTCCGTCCCCATTTGGGACTTGATCAATTTGACCGCCTTGCTGGCTGGCAATGATAGCTTGTTGTAATGCTTGCTCATCCATTATCTCCTTTTGCGATTTTATTACTTCCTCTGGATCAATATCCAAAGACTTAGCTATATCAGTTAATAGTTTTTCTCTATCAACCATTTGTGCATCTATTGGGTTATTGATTAAAGAAAGGAACTGTAGCAATCTTTGTGATTGTACTTCTTTCTGTATAAGGGCTGTGGATCCTTTAGCTACAATACGCATATCGGATTTAACATTTTCATTTTCATTCCATGTCATATTCCAATCATATAGTGAGCGTATCATTGGTTTGGTAAGGTAGTCATCAATGTTTTTAATAACTGATTTCAAGACTATGTTTGCGTTGCTCATGAGTATAGAAATACCTGTGGCAGTTCTATTAAGTGAACTTTGTGTTTGTCCGTGGGTATAGGACGGTAATGCCGTAGTCTCATCGGCAAATCTTCTAAATAGTTCTATAACTGATACAAGGGCTGGTGAGTTTGACTGGGGCTGATAGAATCTAACCATAGGCTGGTTTCCATCTCCGCCCTCTCGCAAGAATACACGCCAAGGATATAACTCAGTTGGATCTTCCCCTGAAGCCATGATGTCAGTATTAACCTCAACCATAGGACCAGAGGATAGAGCTACGTTATCTAAATAGATTCTTGTAGCTGCATTCATGGTAGCTTGTGAATCTCTCATCATTCTAGGTACGCCAGTTCCCCAGAATGCGTGAGGGTTCTTTTCATAAGGGAATATAAAGTAAGGTATTATGCCACCAGGTAAAGGATTAAGCTGTGCTTTAATTACTTTACCATCTACTATCCAAACATTTGCTTGATATTCTTGTGCAAGATCATCCTCTTCACCAAACTCAACTCCAGCATCTTGTAAATCAAAACCATTCAATGAACCCCAATATTCTAAGAGTTCAAACTTGTGAGTATCAGAAGACCTGTCATTTACGTTTGCTATCTGCCTTCTGTCTTTTTCGTGTTGTGCTTCGTCATGATTACCCTCGGGATTCATTTCTATACACTCATTAATTAAGTCTTTATTAAATCCTGGAAAATCTATAAGATCTTTAAACTCTTGTCTTGATATTATATGTCTTCTAAATAAATCTCTTAGATCATCCATGCTTGTCGCGTGAGGATCGGGGTATAAATCAAATACTGATACAGCCTCCATTTCGGGGAATGCACTCTCTTCGTATACTAACTGAAAGCCTTCCTCACCCTTAATCCACTTATGATCTTTATCTATTCTCAAAGTACCAGCTTTCATAGCACCAGTACCAAAGATAACTTGCTCCATAATAGCGTCTTTCATTTTGCCTTCAAGATTGCTTTCAATAGCTTGATCGAGAATAGCCTCTTCCATGTTTTCAACTCTACGCTCTGTCTCTTCTTCTATCTCTTGTTTTAGCTCATCTAGTCTTGCAACGATAAGATCATCCACCAAGCCTGGATCTACTACTTCAGCAGCCTGCATAATTTCTAGTGCGGCTTGCTCAGTAAGTTCTTGTTCGACAAGGGGTTGTTTAGAAACTGGGGTTGCTTCAATTGAAAAGAATTTTTGACCTGGTTGAAATAATAGATCTGTCATTCTTGAAAATGCTGCGAGCACCTTTGTTCGGGTAAGACCAACATAGACTTGTGATCTATCGCCTTTAGACTGTATCTTAGCTAGAACCTCTGGATCATACTGACCCATAAAAGCTCTGAGGTCTTCTATCCAGTTGTCCTCAATGTCATCACGGGCATCTTTATACTCTGTGTACTTAGACTCAAGTATCATGCCTAATGAATTTAGTTCATGTAATTCTTCTTCAGTTGCTTCAACAGCAGCTGAGATTCCTTCGGGTCCTAATTCTTTATTCATATATTTTTAAAAAAATTGTTTCTTTACTCTCTTGAAGTTCTGCCTGTGTTTTCTAGGCATACTGTTCAACCCGAATAAAGCAATAGCATATGCCATTATTCTATCATCATAACACCCTTGCTGGGCATTTGTAATTCCGCGAGCATCAACGACATATGTTCTGAGTTCGTCAATGAGCTCCATGTCTACTATACCACTTTCGCCTTGTCGTAGTAAGTGTACTAAGTTATCAATAATTAACGGTTTTGTCTTGCTTGTAGTTAAAAAACCTGCACGCCTGGTTAAGCGGTCTACATAAGCATCGTCTACACTTTGTTCTACATAGAGATTGGGATAGTTTAATTCTTGTATTTTTCTAATAGTTGTGAGTCCGTGATTGTTTCTTTCAATGAGTGTCCAAGCTTTATTGTAGAAGTGTGCAATCTTGGCAACTATGTGAGCTAAGTCAAACGGGTCAACGTGCCCAGTCCATGTGGCAACTTGGTAGCCCATATGATCTAGCACCTGAATGCAAGAGTAATCTCCGTGCTCCAAGCCCTCCGCAACATCTACACCTATACAATATCTAAGAGAATCCTTTGGATTCTCGAAAATTTTTAGTAGCCCTTTTTCATGCGGAACAAAGTCACTCTCTCGCACATCGTAGCGGGAAATCGGGGTAAAGCATTCTACTGCTGCTTGGTCTATAAACTTCGGCTCAACAAATAATCTACCTGTTGTTAAAAATGCTTCCTGGGGGGTAGACGGGTACTCTTGCCTGAACAGATCTTCGCCACCTAGTTCTTGAATCTTTAAACGCCTAAACATTATCTGCTCATCGTCTAAATTAAACATAGTCTTTATGTCTTCTTCCTCACGCTCTAATTCAAAGTAGGGATCTACCTTCCTGCGGTAATCGGGCATCATGTACCAGGGAATAAAACATATCTCCCACTCACCTTCACCACGCAACGCTCTCATACATGCATCGTAGAACCAACCACCTGCTCCATTCGCGGTGGACTCTAATAGTATTTCTGACTCTGCCTCGGGGACTGTTTGTAAAAGACCAGGGATAATATCTGAGTTCGGGTAGAAGGCTACCTCTGAACCATGTAGATAGTTTGTAGTCCAACCCCTCCCGACTTCACCAGTTCTCGCTGTAGCGATTCTCCATCTAGATCCGTGAGTAAATGCCATAGAGTTATTAGTAGACTCTTTTAACTCTGGTGTAACAACTGGGTGCGGTAAATTATCATAGAAGTTTCTTACCATGCTAAAGATAGCTTTGGTGGATTCATTAAGATGGGATACAACTACCGCGTTTTGATTCTGTGCACTAACTGTTTTCCAGAACCCTCTTGCCTGGCAGTATGTAGATATACCCGTCTGACGAGACTTTAGTATTAATATTCGGACATTGCCACGCTCTTTAATCTGTCTATTTATCTGTGCGTCTAATAGTTTCTGTGCTTCGTTAAACTCAAAGTTAATTAATTTACCTTGTTTGTCTATAATTTTTAAACAATGCTTTGCGTATTGAGGGAGACTCGATTTAAAGGTTTTTATAATTTTTTTTATTTTATTTTTTTCAGTTTGCATTTGCAAAATTACCACCCCCCCTTAAGGTCATGGGGGGATATGGGTATATATGTATATGAGGTACCATGTCCAGCACTCCCCGCCCTTTATATATGGGGCTTTCTTTGATAGTGTCCACTAACTAAGAGCCACTCACCTAATTAAGGTGATTCTCTTTATTGTCTAAATCAATCGTCTCAAACCAAGAGTCTTTCATTGAAACCTCAAGCTTCTGAGAACTATCAATCATTTGGTAGTATTTCATGAGGAGCTCTAAGGCTTTGACACGAGAGCCTGCGGTATGACCTGCTACATCGCCTAGGGCTTCCTCTTTGAGCCTCTCTATGATGCTGTCATGGTCTCTCAGGTTACGTTCCTTTGATTCAGATAACTCTTTTGCAAGCATTTCAGAAACTTCATCATCGTTCATCAATCTGTACCCCTGATTATAAGAACTCTTCTCTGAATACCCACACCTTTTTGCGGCTTCAGTAGCGTTCTTTGTCACTAAGAAATGCTGTACAAATTCCTCTTTCCTTTGTCTCATTGTCTTGTCTTTAATTGCCATAATTATTCCTTGTTATGTTTAGCTATAAGTTTACACCATTTGACCAAATCTTTTAACTCCATCGTGTACTTCATCATGTTGCAAGCAAGACACACCAAAGCAATGTTTCCCTCTACATATCCTTGGTTGTTATCAATGCGATCTATAGAGATATTCTGTAAGTGATAGCCTGTTCCATCTTTGATGTGAGTCATAGCTATACCAGTGTATAGACAGAGTCCTTTCTGATGATCATAAAGCTTATGTAGATACTCTCTATCTATGTTGAAGTCGTGTGTCTTCTTGCGTCTATGTGATAGTTGTGCGTATAGGTTGTTCATATAAGCATATGGGCTTTCGCTCATTCTTTTTCTTTTCCCCGCTTGACGGCAGGAGCGACATTGTCTAGCTCTATATCCTTTAGTTATTTCGAAGCGTTCTATTGCCTTGCGAACATTGCAAGTTCTACATACCCTAGACTTATGACCAGTCGTATGGGGTTGAGTCTTTGATTTCGATATCGAAGCTTTCGACACCTTGTAAGACCTCTCTGAATTTAGCCATCGCATTCTTGCTTGCAGATACTGCTGGCTTGCCAGCCATCAATGATGATCCTACTAGCAGACATCCATGAGAATCTTTCTCAGGGAAGTTCCCTACATGGAATAGGATATAGGTTCTGTTTGGTACCTCTGTGATCTCAAAGGTTTCTCCAAATCTTTTGCTTGTGTATGCCTTACAAGTATATGTGCCATTTGGTATACAGCTGACCTCTTTTTTATTTCCCCGCCAAGGGCGTTCAGCGATCCAAAATACATGATCTTTGACTGTAAGTTTGCCAAGGGTGGCTTCAGGTAGATATGCAAATCTTTCTAAGACTGCATCGTATTCTTTTTGACCAAAAAACATATTAAAAAAATATTGAACTACCAGCCAGTGCAACGACAACAGCCCATGCAAATCTTTCGATCCAGCCAATATAAACATTACCCTTTTGTTGACTCTGCTCAAGACTTCTCAATCTAAACTCATGATCTTGTAGATCATCCTTTTGAGCAATCATTCTCTCTTCCAGTCTTGGCAATATCGAGGTTAGCTTATGAACCTCAGACATTTTTTGTTCAAGGTTCTCAAGTCTCATTTCTAATGCTTGTAGCTCCATAGTTCCTTTAAGTTTGTTTCATACAAAAGATACAGTAATTGCAGATCATTCTCAACAGCCCCAAAAATTAATTTCAATTAATTTCAAATAAATGCTTGACACTACATATCGTATAGCTATACTTGTAATCAATTAACGAAATGTTTACACCTTAGGAGGGAATATGACAACATTAAACAACGATAAATCAGTAACTTACGTTATATATAACCCAAAGACTGGGACAAGATATGGACGCAAAGAGTGGAATTCTCAAGCTCAAGCTAAAAGCTATCTTACTAGAAGAAAGAATCATCACTATGGATGGTTTATAGATGATCTGAATGATACTGTAAATTATATTAACAATCTTTATAACAGCGGTAGATTTACAGAAGAAGTGAATGGTCCCAATAAATACGCGACACAAGAAGGGATTGATGCTCATCGAGAAGAGATGAAAGAATATAACAGCGACTGGAAACGCTACAAGCAATTATGCAATTCAGAAGTTGTTACTTATGATTATTTTTACGAGAACGAACCAATGGTTGAACGCACTAACAAAGTTTGTGGTACCAAGTTTATGGAGAGAAAAAATACTCCAAGCTATTTGTCACCAGCTTCTGATGCTTACTATACATAAGGCTAACTGATGAGACCTGATTGGTCGAAACCATCTTTTTTCCCCGCGAATCGAGATGGTCTTAGTCAAACAAAATTAGGAGGGACTATGAAAACATTAAAAAATAAAATAGATAGAGCAATAGCAGTAAGAATGAAGGCTAAAGGATATGGTGATAATCTTGATGAACTGGTCGAAGTAAGACACGACTATATGTTTGTCACACCAAAAGAGTTAGACAAAATCATTAGGATGAGAAGATGTGATAGTGTTGGCATGCTCATCCGCACTGATTGCTATACACAAGAGCTGATTGATAACGATGAAGTCTATAAGGACCTATACAGCAACTGCTTAACAATTACTAAGAAAGAAGCAAAAGACTTTGTTAAAAAATTAATCTTGCAGTCTGAAAAAAAATACATGATGAGTGAAAAGAAAATGGTAAAGATTAGCGTGCATGGTCACCCGTTTAAAAATAACGGATCATTTGCTGTATATATATAGGCTAACTGATGAGCTCTTAATGAGCGAAACTCCCTACGGGGAGTCTTAGTCAAACAAATTAAAGGAGGGACTATGAAAAACTTAAATACTAAAACTGATGCCCAAGAATCTTGGGAAAGAGAAATGGTTATTGCTACTGAAATAATGGGCAAGGCTGAACAACAGGGAGCAGATGTTCTTGACTTTGGAGACACTAACTTCTTGAACTATGTTGAGCTTAAAAGATCATTTCATGAGCAAGCCATAGATATGGTCAAGTGGATCACCAAGGAACTATCCAAGGATCATGGACTGGTAGAAGACTATGCCTATTTCATGGATAAGGGCTACACCATCAACAAACCAGATAGATGGGATTACAGATCAGCAGTCTTTAATGATCTAAAGGAAGCTATCCAGAATAAAGCTGACTACGATATTTATGAGATCGTGCAGAAGTGGGATATGTGGTACCACAGCTAGGCTAACTGATGAGCTCTTAATGAGCGAAACTCCCAGCAATGGGAGTCTTAGTCAAACAAACCAAAGGAGGGAATATGACTTACAAAGAAGAAATAGCGAAACGAGATAGGCTTACTTATATCTTGTTCGCAATAATAATATGTGTGCCAGTTGGATTATCAATGGCACTTGCAATAGCTTTATCTTTTGGAGGGCAATCATGAATATTGATACTTTCGTAGAAAAATATAAACCTATTGATAATCATCTATCAAATGATCACAGCTACTTTTCAGAAGATGATCAAGAGAAGGCTTTTGAGACATACGGTGAAGAGCTTGACTTTGTTTTAAAGCAAGATGACAGACTTGTTTGGACAATTATGGATGATGGCACTGTTCAAAATGGCTACTGGTTGGTCAACAGACTTGCCTACCTTGTCTGTGAGAACAAGTGGGAGCTTGATAGAGGGCATATGGAATTTAGTTTATACGAGGAGGATGACAATGGATAATTTCACAGCTGTAGGTATTGCAGAGGGATTCATTCCAGCTGATCATGAGGATCAAGTTATAGAGGCGTGGCAACACTTAGTTGACACTGGTCTAGCTTGGCAACTTCAAGGCTGGTTTGGTAGAACTGCAATGCATTTAATTAACGAAGGTTTAATAACACAAGGAGGTGAATAATATGCTCTATGAATTTATGATTTTTACAGAAGATGGCAACAGTGTTTGGCATTGGGATTTAAAACAATATGAAAGGGTTGCATCAGATTACTTAGAGGTTTCAGATGATGATACATCAAGAGTAGAAATACAAAGATGGTATGGTGAAAGTGACTTTGATTATGTTGAGGTTTATCCAAACAATGAGACTGCTGAATTGCCAAAGTATGTAAGAAAATATACTGACAAGGTTTTACACAAATTAAAAGAAACACTAAGGGAGGTGAAATAATGGACCTATTTAATAATGAAATATTCAATTTAGATGTATTGGATAAATTAAACACGGACCAACTTAAGGCTCTATCAAGAGTCTTGGATGGTGAGTCAACTAAAGAAGATCATGAAACACTAAAGGAGGTGAAATAATGACAACAGAAAATTTACAAGAATTGCAAAAGCAATTCAAGAAAATGAAAAAGACATACATTTTAGAATGTCATACAAAATATGGGGTTGATTATAAATTATTTAAACTAGAAAAAAGCCCTACTAAAAAACAAAGTAAATATTTGCATGATTTTTGGCAAAGAGAATGTGCAGAAATGTTTGGCATGACTTTAAAAGAAATAAAAGAAGATGATCGAATATTTACTGAATGGTACGGGGAAGGTCTTGGAAAACCAATCGGAACAATACCAAGTGCATTATAGGAGGTGCAACAATGAAAACAATAAATAACAACATAAGAAAATATCTAAATTACATACACGAAATTGACCTTGCGTATGACAAGAAGTTTGACAAGCTTGACTCTGAAAGAATCAAAGAGGTACAAGTTTATTTTGACTTGATTCGTGAAGAGCAAAAGAAATTACAGGAGGTGAAATAATGAGTGCGTTTTTATGTAATGCTGATCACATAGGTGAGATGAGTAAGTTCTTTGCTAACGGTAGTGTGCCAATGGCTAGTGATGATCTTGTGACTCATGCCTATAACATGGTGACAAGGGAGAGGATTTCTTTTTCTTCCCCGCAAGAGGCGGCTGAGATATTAGCCAGAGAGAATATCAAAAGCTTACAGGCTAGATATCCAGATAGCTGGAAGGGTTTCTTTACATGGAACCCTGAGGGCAAGGATGACGAGTTTGATGAGAGCATGATCTTACTCTTTGTTAATCAATGTCAAGCCAAGGCTAAGGGATATCCTAGAGTTAACAAGAAGGAGCTCTACGGCATGATAAGTTGCTACAGGTACCAATCTTGTGAGGATGCGAACTGGGTCCAGTCTGATGCTTACTGGATGACACAAAGCTTGAAAGATATTGTTTCCAGAAAGCTTATTGGTGATGTTGATATGTGGGAGTTTAAACCAGAGGAGGATGTTGCATGATTGTAGATGGAAGTTTTGAATTAGACTTTGTTTGTAAGGGTGATGCTCATGCTGGCATTGATACAAACCGTGACGACTTTCAACCATTCTGGGAAGTTCAATATCTTAGTAATTGCAACGGCTGGGCTGGCAGCAAAGAAGAGTGTATTAAATGGATGGCTGATCATTATGTTGACTACTTTAACGAGAAGTCAAAAACTGAAGCAGAAGCTATAAAAAAATCTTTAGCTTGGGTCAATAAGTGTTTGAAAAAAGCTGAAGCAGAGGAGGCGTCATGAAATGTAGAGAATGTGGCGGCAACTCAAGAGTTGTAGATGTCCGTAAGTTTGTTGACGGATCAGTTAACAAACGCAGACGGGAATGTCTGGAATGCAAAAGAAGGTTTACTACATACGAGGAGGAGCATAAAAAAGAAAAGTAAACCATGATCCAAAGAAGCGGGGTAACTACTCCGCTTTTTTTTGTCTTTTTGAAATGTCAAGACTGTTATTCATTTTTCTTTTTGATAATATAGAGGGTTCCTATGTTAGTAAAAGAAGCAATAATAAAAATAGCCAGAGACTTGAAAGACAAAGAGCAGAACTCTTTTGTTGATAATGATCTATTGAATGGCTACCCTGAAGATCTTAATCAAGACGATATCAAGAAAGCCATGGTTGCTATAGCTTCAGTATCAGACGCAATAGTAAATCTATATTAAATCTATTTCTTTGTAGGCATCTTCATAGTTATTGCCAAGCTTTGACCACTCAGAATCTCCATGAAGTTTATATATCCATCCGCTGACTTTGTGCTTTTTACCATAGGGGTTTTTTGGCACCCATCGAAGGCTAACTCTGTCGTAGCCTTGCTGTTCAAATCTTTGGATCAAATCTTGCTTCTTGTTCATAGTGCTAATGATAAGTTATCTCATGATCATGATAAACGAAAACTTCACTAAGATCACCTATAAGGTCTAAGCCTATGTCTTCTATAATCTGTTCAGCTTGGTATGAATCTTCAGCGATAATTAGAAATTGTTGGGGAGTCTTGTCGTCTTGGGTAACTGACCCATAGTATACCTTCATTTTTTAGGTGGAGTTTTTTTACTTCCCCCCGATCCAGCCCAGAGCTTCTTCCTCGCCCAATAGTTCGCAGAGAACTTATCATTCTTTGTAAGCCCGCCTGATTTGTTTTTGATTCCTGCGGATCGTGCAAGATAAGACTTCCTAGCTTTACTAGAATAATTATGCCCATAATCTTTATGCCCAAATCTGACAACTTTAATTTCATTACCTTTTTTAGCTAGCACTTCCATTTTGTGCTTGCTTGATCCCGTGTTTCTTCTTGGCTTGTTAAATCCTGGGTATTTCTTACCTCGATACATAACACCACCTGAGACTCTTTTTGTGTCTTTAACTGTTGCCATTATCTTTTTCTCCCTTTGTGTAGTCCGTGTCTAGCATGCTGCTTACCTTTTGCGGTTGCTTTTCTTTTTACCCGATTTGCCTTGGCTAGTTTTTTCCTACCCTTAGCTGTAGATTTTAATTTTGCTATTGTCTTTGCTGGAGCATAGACTTCGCCAGTCTTACTAGATTTTTTTCCACTAGCAGTTCGCCACTTCTGCTTGGTCCATATTTTAAGTGATTTTTGTGATTTTTTTAATGGCATAATGTTAAATAAGTATAGTTATTTTTTGGTTTCTTTTCTCTTTGCGTTTGCTTTTCTTCTTACTCTAGATACCTTTCTTTTGATCGGTGTTTTTTTCATTAAGTATGCCTCTTGTCTGTTGAGCGACCACTCGATAAATTTATCAAATAGTCTGCCAATCATTTTTTATAGCCACCGCCATTTGCTTTGTATTTTTTGGCTAGCATTTGTGCTTTCCTTGCTGACCATTGACCAGCTCTTCCACCCTTTGACCCAGCTTTGATTTGGTTGAATAACCTTTTACGCATTGCTGGTTTAGTATAGTTACCAGCAGAGTTTACTGTAGACTTTTTCTTTGTAGCCTTGCTACTTTTTCTTACCACTGCTTTTTCTCAGTTTTTTAAAATCAGCTCCTGTAATTTTATTCCTGGGCTTTGCAACCTTGGCTAATTTTTTTTGTTTTGATGAGTACTTTTTAAAAGGCATTACTTCTTTTTACCTTTCTTTTTAGTTTTCTTTTTTTTAGGTGGTCTTCCTACTTTAGACCCGTATGTTCCTTTTCCCATTGGCATAATTAGCTCCTGTTTTTAAAAATTCTTATTACTCTATGATAAACCATGTCTTTCATGCCTCTCATAGTTCTGTTATGTTCTGGCAATTCTTCCCATGCTTTCTTTCTTTCCTCCCGAGTTGGTAGGCTGGCAATGGTTTTAGGAATAGCCATCTGCATACCTAAAAGATACACCAAATCATGAAAGTTTTCATCTATATCAGTCATATAGTCGATTCTCTCTTGATGAGTTTTCAATAAACTTATTTGGTTGGCGTAGCGGAGCGTATCTATTTGACCCGTTTGATCAACGTGCTTCACTTTTCAGAATACTCAAGCTCAAGCAGCAGTTCCGCGTAATGTATTATTTTTTTAACATCATCTATGCCGTTTTTATCCTTGTGCCTTACAGCATATTTAATTATGTTTGATTCACAATAGTTAAGCTCATTGGCTTGTGCAAATTCTACTGGTTGTATTTTATATTTTTTGTAGTGGTTTCCGCCTACTTGTTTTTTTGTTGCTGACATTTTTCTTTCCTTTTTTAAAAACCTTTTCCCAATTTTCTTGATACTTTTTTTCGTTTGTATTTCGACGTCGCGATCCCTTCCCTCCATGCCATTCAGTCATTTTCAACTAACTCCTTTAGCCTTTCTAATAAATGGTATTGATTACCATATCTGTTTTCAAATTCTTTTTTAAAAGGGTGCCTTGAAACATACAGCTCATTGTTAACACCCTCTCTGTGATGTTTATAGCAAAGAGGTAGTGTTTTAAGATGTGCCTCTGGTTTTGTTTTGCCATCTATGTGATGTATCTCAGCTGGGCTATCGCATTGATAAAAAAGCTTGCAAACAATACATCCAAAGTTAGATATAGAATCCATCCATTGTTTTTCTTTTTTATTTGGAGTTCTGCCTTGCATATTCTTTAACTAAAAGTTTATTGTTTTGCATCACATAATCATCAAAATCAATCTGATCCTCATTATACTTTCTTCTTTCAGACTTGCACTCTTCATACATCATTCTGCAAAAATCTTTAAAATTATCATGCACCATATCTATTTCTCTCCATTCTTAAGTTAGCCATTTTAGTTCGCCATTCCTCAAACTGCATATCTACAGCAGACTTTTCTGTTTGCAATGCATCAAGCTTTGCTTTTGCTTTTGCTACTATCATTGACGCTTCGTAGTATGCTTCTGTTGCTTCAGCCTTTGATTTCTGTGCGTTATATGATCTTTCTCCATCGTCTTTAGCTTGACATAGCTCTATCCAGAACACTCTTTTAAGATTTACTTCTGCCTTGAGTACGTTTACTCTAGCCTCTGATATGGTTGGTATTATATCTCTTAGTTGTTGATGAAAGTTTTCAGATGATTCCATAGTCTTTTTTCCTTGTTTCTTTTTTCCCGAATGCCTCCTCTTCAGGATCTAAAAATTTTGATGTGGCACCATCAAAGGCTAAGTTAAAATCTCCTGTTTCACCAAGACGATTTTTTCTAACAATAACTTCTGCTAATCCTGTATTCAAGGAATCGTAGTACTCTTCCCTGTATAACATTATTACCATATCAGCATCTTGTTCTATAGAGCCACTATCTCTAAGATCTGAAAGGACTGGGCGTTTGTCCACTCTCGCCTCCACACCCCGATTTAATTGAGACAACGAGATTACTGGACAGCCGACATCTTTTGCCAGCCCCTTCAGAAGATTGGAAATATAGGTCATTGAAGCAGCTCGACTATCAGAATTACTAGGTGCTTTATTTGAAGTCATAAGTAATTGTAAATAGTCAACAACTATCAAGTCTATATCTTTAATTGATTGTATTGCTTTGGTTTTGTTAACAAGAGTTTCTATGGTTATTGGTGACTTATCATAAACATATAAGTTTGATTTGGATAATTTTTTTTCAAAAGTATTGAACTTATCCCACTCATTTGCGGTAAGGTTTCCTGTTAATAAAGACTTCATGGATAACCCTGACTCTGAACTAACTATCTTTTTTATCAGCTGTTCGTTTGTCATCTCTAGAGAAAAAACTAATACTGTCTTGCCTTTGAGTATATTGTTAGTTGCTATATTTAGTGCCCATGTAGTCTTACCCATTCCTGGTCTACCAGCAACTATAATTAAATCGCCATCCTTAAATCCATTTAGCCTTTCATCTATGTTATTAAATCCAGTTTTAATTAACTTTTGTTGAATTAGATTTGCGTCTTGTAGCTCTTGTTTTACAGTAGATAATATATCTTTTATAGATTGTGGTGCTCCTGTATTTTTTGTTATTTTGTTCTCAATCAACAACTGGTTAACCTGATCTACTTTCTCATCAATAGTAATTTTATCTTCGACTATTTCTGGTATCTTTAATGACAGCCTCATGAGTTTGTTGTTAGCAGTCTTCTCATGCATGGCTTTAATCCAGTGACTAAATCCAGCTGGTGATATGCAGTAACCAGCCGCTTGTCTTATCTCATCAAAAGCAAAATCATCCTTAACTTTATTTCTAATCGTGACAATATCAGATGCCTTTGCATCTAACATAACTTCATAAGCTTGGCGATAAGAACTTGTTTCAAAGTCCTCTGGTAACAGACCAGCCTCTTGTGCTTTCATAAATCTTTTGTGGTCCAGTATCATTGCACCAAGAAGATTTGCTTCTAGCTCATATATTTCTTTATCCATGTCTCCTCTCTATAATTGCATCAAATTGATTTATACCTAACATAGTTCCAAGTGTAGGCTTTCCATTCCAAAAAGATCTTATCCACTTCTTGTGACCTTCTGAGTTTGCTATATCAAAGTAAGCTTCCCAAAAGTCTTTTGATGTGAAATCTATTTTTCTCCCCGTTTTGGGCGAGACATACCCCTTCTTAGATTTAGCTATCTCTTTTAGTTTTTTATATGGAACAACATACTTGTGTGCATTTTGTGAATGTACATAAAATGATTGATCACATTTGCTTTTATAAATCTCATTTATCAAATCAATATCTAATATAAATTCATTTTTAGTATAAGCTTTAGTATTGTAGCCACCTGCCGACCCCCCATAGCCGTCTGCCGACCCCCCTAATATTTTATATAAATTGCTTGTATTATCTCTACGATCCCAATCTATATAACCCATATCTTTTAGTTTTTTTAAATTGTCTTTAATAGCTGTGAGGGAAAGTCCTGTGAGTTCAGTCAACTTTCTATGGGAGGGATATGAAGTGCCAAACTCATCAGAGTAATTAGCTAGAACAATTAGCAATAATTTTTGTGTTGAATTTACCTCAACCTTTAAAACTTTTGTAATGTATTCAAGCGACATATTTTTCCCTCACTGGTGTATATTAACTTTAAATATAAATCATTGTAAAGTATTGTTTTTAATTTATTAAAAGTTTACAATTCTTGCAGGAGGTTTTTATGAGTAATAAAGAAATATATACAGCACTTAAAAATGTGCAAAATTATATGTATCAAAATCCAATTGCAAAAGAGGGTGTTAATACATTTCAAAAATATAAATACAGGGGTATAGATCAGATCATACAATCTTTTTCAAAACCACTGCATGATAACAACATACTAACTTTGGTCCAACCTGATCTTAAAGTATCAACTAAATTTTTAGACGATGGAAGATCAACACTCACAAGAGTTGTTGGAACCTTAAGGTTTATATGTACTGAAGATGGGTCTTATGTTGACAGGTCTTATGTTGGGCACAGCAAGTCACAACAAGGTAAAGACTTGGAGTCTGCAAGATCTTTTGCATATCGTAACGCTTTGCTTGAAACTTTTTGCGTACCTTTTGAGGGTGTCGTAGAGCCTGAACTTGAAGGCATTGATCAGGGAGCACCTGCTGAAGAGGTAGACGAAACAGCCGTTATGGTTGATGACTTCACTAAAGAAATAAAAGCATGTGCAAATAAGGAAAAAGCCAAAGAGATATATAAGAAATATGAAAAGGTGGCTAACTTAAGTGGCGATGATGAGATCAAAAAACAATTAGTGTTGGCATTTACAAAGGTGTACAAGAATGATTAAACAAGGTACTCCTGAATGGCATGATCAAAGAAAAAACAGAATAACTGGTACAAGGCTACCTCGTGCCGTCAAAGAGTGTATGTGGGCTAAAGGAAACCAATGGGAAGCTTTGGGTAGAGATATCTATAGAGAGGCTCACAACTTATCTCAAGACCCTTTTGATCAGAGAGCCATGTTTGCTATTACCTATGGTAGTAATCACGAACCAGTTGCTTTAGAACAATTAAAGAGCATGGGTTATAAAATAACTCAGCCATCTTTTGTTGTGCACCCTGAACATGATTGGTTGGGTATGTCCCCTGACGGAGTTATTGTTTCTGGTAGAAATGGAAAAGTTTCTGCTGTTGAAATTAAATGCCCGCAAACCAAACCAGTTAAGAATGTTAAAGAGCAGAAAAGAAACTATTGGCATCAAATGCAAATGGGCATGGAGTGCATGGATATAGATGAGATGTTGTTCTTTCAATGGTATGAAGATGCACACTATCAAGAATGGGTAGAGAGAGACCCTAGGTGGGCAGAAATTTACATACCAAAAGCTAAGGAATTTATGGACTGGTACAAAGATGCATCTAAAGACCCCAAATACATTGCTATGTGGTCAGAGACAAAAGAAGAACCAGGAGTCAATTATAAATCTGTAGATGATGATGATGAGACGTCAGAGCTTGCAGATGTATTAACCGAACTAAATGAGCTCAACGAAAGGAAAAGCTTGCTTGATAAAAGAAAGAAAGAACTTTCAGCCGAAGCTGTGAAGAGGCACGGAGGAGCATTTAGTACCTCAAGAGTGAAATGTCATATGACACAAGCTAGGGGTCGAATAAACTACGCCAGATTGGTAAAGGATCAGGATATTCCTTTTGACATTATGGAAGGCTATAGGTCAGAGGGCGACACCAGAATTTATACCAAACTACTGGAGGAATAAATGACTATTAATAAAAATGAAAAAAAATCAATTAGTTCAAGGATTAATAAATCCACTTACGATAAACTAGTGTCTGCCAGTAAAAAGGCTGGTCATAGGTTTTATGATCGTAAGGTTGCCTATATGGTTAACAAGATTTTAGATGACTGGGCTGATAAGGAGAAATAGAATGGCTGAATATGATAATACCAATCGCGGTGCGATTTGGAAAAACGATAAAAAAGAAACTGAAAAACATCCTGACTTCAGGGGAGAGCTTAATGTAAACGGAGCAGATTTTTGGGTTAGTGCGTGGAGAAGATCTCCAGGTGCACCAGATAAAGCACCTGCTTTAAGCTTTGCTTTAACACCTAAAGAAGCACAGAGTGTAAAACCAAAATCTAATGAAGTGTTCCCAAAGGACATTACGGAAGATGACTTACCTTTCTAGGAGGAAATATGGGTAAAATTGTAACGCCTGGTGGTGAAGAGGCTGTAAAAAATATCACCTTAAACGTAGATGGAGAAGCTAGAGAATATGAAGTCGATAGTTTATCTAAAGAAGCGGTTAATCGTTTGAATGTTCTTAATTTTCATTCAAGCAGCATCATGCCTTTGCTTACTGAGGTTATAAGACTTGTTCAACTAGGAAATCAGGTTGACCAAAATCAACTTACAGGTCTTCTCCCAGAGAAGTACACGGTTGTACAACAAGCTGAAGATGCGGTAGAATCAGATACAAAGAACACAAATGGAGCTGGTTCATCTAAAGAAAGCAAATGAATGCAAAACTAGAAAAGAGTCTCTCAGGTTCTGAGAGGCTCTCATCTGTACTAGGGGAGTCTTCCCTATCAGGATCACCCTGTAATGGTGGAGTCTGCTCCACAACAATAGGCGATATTAGATGTAAAACTTGTGGTAGACACGAGGACGAAATACGCCAATGGAATAAACTTCCAGAATTAAAAAGAAAAATTATCAACATCAAAAATGCCGCTGAAGGTTATAAAATAAGGCAGGTATCTTCTCAGGAAGATAGATGGAGGGAACTACAAAAATTGAAAACAATAGACAATCTTACTGTTGGTGATGTGATTAAGAGGATAACTCAAGTCGCAACCCATCAATCAGAAATGTATCCACAAGATCATAAATGCATAGCATTATTGAACAAGATAGCTGAGTCAAAACATAAGTTTAATGACATATCAGTTCAATCAATAATGTCTGAAAATGATTACGCAGAAATCAAAAACAAGTTCGAGTAGAGCTTTCAAAAAAGATCTTCTAACTGGACAAGAGTTAGAAAACAGGATCTTAAAATCAATTCATAAAAAATATCCTAGTGCTGTTTTAATACCAGGAAAGTTCAAGCCTTACGACATATTTATACCAGAGAAAGATCTTAAGGTAGAAGTTAAGGTTGACTACAAGAGCCAAGAGACTGGCAATATTATTATTGAACTATATATGTTTGGTAAGCCGTCTGCTTTGCTCTCTACTGAGGCTGACTACTGGATCATACACACTGGTGTAGAAAACCTGTGGATAAAACCAAAGAAAATATTAGAGTGCATTTTACTAAATAACATAAGGGTCCAGGATGTACTGGGCGAAGGAGATGATCAGACTAAAAAGGCTTGCTTGATTCCTGTAAACCTATTTAAAAAATATGTTATTGACAATAATGTGTAATACATGTTTATAATGTATACACAAAATATTTAATGGGGGAAAATAATGAACGGTTTAACAAAAAAAATTAACGCAATAAAAAAAGCTAAAAAAAAATCAAAAGATTCTGAGTTTAAAAAAATATGGACTCAGCATGAGAAAATATTAATTGCAAAAAATAAAAAATGAAAACATTAACTGACGCAATAAAAGAATATTATAGGTTTAATAAAATGGGTAAGAATGATTTTACCTATAGAAAATACTTTGAGCCATTGTTTGCAGACATGGACATTAAAGATATTAATAAAGAACAAATAGCTAGTGCTAGGTCTGGTATCAAGGGATCACCAGGAACAGTAAATAGATATTTAAGCTACTTCCGTGCAATACTTATGTATGCATATGAAGAGTTAGGGTGGTTGGACGCTAAGCCCATTATTAAAAGAGTAAAAGAATCCCCCAAAAGAAATAAATACTTTACTCTTGAGGATATAAAAAAACTGCAAAGAGAACTCCCCCTTCATTTGCAGAAACCATTTATATTCTCACTCCTCACTGGGGTTAGAATGTCCAACTGCTTTAATCTTAAATGGTCAGACATTAAAAAAGATCAGATATCAATTGATGGAACTGAAACCAAGAACGGCAGAGGGTTATCTGTGCCTCTAAATGCTAAATGCAGAGAGCTCCTAGAATCAATTGAAAGGTCTAGTCCTTATGTTTTTACCTATGCTGGTAGAAAAATGAATAGAGCGTCTAACACTGCTTGGTATAGTGCATTAGATAGAGCTGGACTGAATGGCTTTAGATGGCATGACATCAGACATACTTGGGCTACTCACCATGTACAAAATGGTACTCCTTTACATACGTTACAACATCTTGGTGGGTGGTCCGACTTCAATATAGTAAATAGGTATGCACACCTATCAAAAGATTATTTGAGCGATGCTTGTGAGGCAAGTAATACTCTGATATCTTAGTTACTTAAACCTTCAGCAGGGCTGGTTTTCAAATTCATATTCCCTCGCAGTGGATGACTACTGGCTCTGCGACTTAGTTCTTAGATTTAACCTTATTATATTTTTTGTTGAACTCTTGATAAATTTCTTGAACTTCTTCATCGTACTTTCTCATAAGTTCTGAATATTTGTCAGGATCTTTTATTTCATATAGATTTCTGGCAGTTGTCATTTTATCTCTAACTTTTTTAAGTTCTTTTTCTGCCTGTAACAGTGCTGGTCTGGTAGCATCTTTTGCTTTTTCTGATCTTTTATTAAATATTTTTTTCTCAAGAGGAGACATATAGTCACCCAGCTTAACGATTTTCATGTTTTCTTTTTTCTTGAACTCTCGTTTTTGATCGGGGTCTAGGTTTTTATATTCATAAGCTAAAGCCTCTATATTGTCCTTTCTATCGTAATACAACTCACCATTCATGTATGGTTTTGGCTGTGCAACAAAAGATCTAATTACTGGAATATCTTCTAATGTTAAAATTCCCTCTTTTATTTTTCTTGGGAGATCGGCTGTTCTAGTAATAGTTCTACCCGCTCCACCAAGATGGTAGTCTATAAAATATTTTAAATTATTTGGATCTAAGTCAGCCCAACCAGACCTATAATCGTTACCACCAGACATTTCATTAAGTGCTTTGGTAAAATCAACATATGCTTTTTCTGTTCCCCTAAAAGCTTTTTTAAATTTAGGTTCTTTTGGTGCATACGGGAAATCTTTTTTAGTAATTGGACCTCCAAAATAAGTTTCATTTGCTGCTATATCTAGCAAAGGTCTTACAACAGCGGATGGTGCAAAAGCTCTAGATCTAGATATTAAGCCCTCTAAACCTGTAGCACTTGTATCAACAGGTGATATTGGTGAAAAAGATGTTATAAATCCGTCAGCTAGCTCATATCCAGCTTTTTCTAAAGACATTATAGGCTTATCGAATTTCTCTGGAAACATTTTATGTGCCTGCGTATCAACGAAAAGCCTACCCATATTAAAGTGAGTGTTATAACCATAAGCCAAAGGTATAGCGATAGCAAAAGGATTATCTCCCTTCATGTATTTTTTAACCTCACCATGCTTTTTAACTTCTAGTCCCTCTCCAGCTTTCATATTAATTTCATCTGGCATGACAAAAATCATATTTCTATTTCTTTCCCAGTCTGGGATTTTATTTAATACCAGTTCACCGTCCTCATCTTCTGCACTCATTAAAATGTTATACATTTCGTAAAGCATTCCCAATGATGCGGCACCAAGACTAAGAGCAAGCTTTTGTGGTTGTAATCTTTTTCTTCCTCTTTTGGTAAAGATATTTTGACCACGCATAAATTGCACAGATCCTTGAACTGCTGGATTAAAGAACATCAATAATGCACCTATTTCTTGTCCCCACTCACCTCTTCTATCAAAGTTAACTGAAGCATTTTTGGCTTGAACTGCTGCTCTCTTAAGATTTGTTTGTGAAACATTGTCAATGCCACCTACTTGTTTTACATATTCTGTAAACTGTGAATATCTCCAGCCATTTTCTATAGCGTTGTTTATATCGCCAACTAAATCTAAGGTATTTCTTTTTAAATCTTGTGCACTTATCTTGCCAGCCCTGTATTTAGAAAGTGCCGTAAAGTTTTTTGTAAGTTTGTCTGTATCTAAGAATTCAAAGTAAGAAGTTTTTGCACCCATGGCATGATAAGTCTCTATCATTTTTCTTGCACCAGGATCTTTGATAGCTTCTGGTCCCTTTCTATAGTATGTATATAGTTCACCAAGTCTTGGAAATACATTTTTCATAGACTTCCATACAATTTTAGATCCGTATATTCTTCCGCCTTTTGTGGACTGTTCACCAAGTGCACTGGCTGCCGCTGCATAACCATCTCTTGAGAAGTTAGGAAATACAAAGTCTGGGTTGTAACCTGTATTCATAACAGACATAAACCTTGTTGCAATGGCTATGGTTTGTAAAACGGAGTTCATGCCTTGAGTATCAAGATGTTGAAGAGCCCTTGCTAAACGCTCATCTCTTATTACTACAGATTTTTGTTTGCCGTCTTCTTTAAAGAAAACATAAGCTGACTGTCTTATAGGATCCCATTCTGGTCTTTGTTTTGCTTCTTTTGGAACTTTGTCCAGGGTTTCATACACTGCTGGATTCTTAAAAGTTCTTGCTTGATCGGCAAGTGTTTTTACTACACTATTTTTTTCATCCCGAACAACAGCATTCTCTCTTTGTTTATACATTTGTATTATAGGATCGCCAGCCATTGAGGTTCTACCTTTAGCTTTAGGAACCTCTAGTCCGTAGACAGATAAGCCCTTACCCTTTCTATTTGGAAGACCATCTACATTTGTATCAGCCGCAAACCCTGATAAGGGAACATAGTATTTATATCTATCAGACCAATCATCTATATTCTCTTCACTAACCAATCCGCCTTTTGTATATACATTTCTGGTTCCTTGTATAAAATTATTTGAAAGCTCACTAACTCTTAAATACTTTTTACCAGTCTCGTTTATTGCTTCTATTGAATCATTCTTATCGTTATATTCAATTCCGTATTTTTCTTTTAAAGTTTGAATTGCCTCTTCTGTTTTAATTCCAGATCCATTGTCTATAAAAGGCTTTGCCAAATTTGTTAATCTTGTTATTTGTGCCTTTTGTGCTGGAGTTGGGTTGTCTCCATATTTTTCTATTGCCGCATCAACCTTGGCTCTTCTTTCTTGGTAAATATATTTATTTCTTTCTGGTGCATGAAGGTTATAAAGAAATTCATTTATATTTGCATAACTGTTGTCTGCCAAGCCAAACATTTCTTCTAAAGTTGTTTCCATCTCTTCTGAGACTTTTAACATTCTGTCACCAACTATTGATTTCATTAGATCGGTTTTATCAACAACTGATAGGTCTAGATCTTTCAGTATGCCCATACCTAATTGATCTTCAATAACTTCTTCAAGAACTACTTGTCTCTCGTATTGGTTTTGAATTTTAGTTAAAAACTTTTGGAGCATAAGATTTGCATTAAGCTCATCTCCAGATGTCCATTCGTAGTTTTCTGATGGTGGTTTGCCTGGTGGGGCAGGGGGTTTTGTTATCTCAAAAGATAGATCTAACTCTGGGTCTTCTGGTTTTCTGGCAATTTCTCCTGGCTCTCTGTAGTCGGAGTTGATTGATTCATCTCTTGTCCATCCATATTTTTCTGAGAGGGTTGTGTCGACTTCATCAATTCTTGGTTGTAACTCCCTGACGATATCACGAACCTTTTCTTGAAGATCGGGTCGTCCTTCGAGGCTAGTTTGCGGGTAATTTTCACCATTTTTATTTTGACTCCAGTCATTTGTCACATAGCCAAGAGCGGATCCTGCCTCTATGACTTCTATATTACTTGCTAATTCTACCTCATTTAATACCTTGTCTACAAGTTTTGAAAATTGTATATTGTTGATACCATCCTCTTGTGCAAAATTTATAAATCTTACACCTTTGGGTGCTGGTATTGGGTTTAAATAGTTTTTTCCAGAAATCCTTTCCATGGCATCAGCTAACGACTGTATCTCTTCATTTGTAACCTGTCTTCCTATTCTTGCCTCATGTATGTTTCTTTTAGATTTTGGAATGTTTGTTTGGTAAAAAGGCTTATGATATCCAACAGCATCTTGTTTAAATAAAATTCCATACACAGAAGCATAAGCCTTAATAAGGTCTTCTGCTTCTGGCTGTATTACCTGATCTTTTGTCTTTCTTGCTTGTGGAACTGCTATTTCTATTTGAGTTCCAGGACTCAACTTGCCTTCGTAATATCCTGGTGCTTCAAACATTCCTGGTGACAATATGCCAAGCCTTTGGGCTATTATGTCATTACCATCTTGATCTAATATAGCTTTAGATGCATTTACGTGATATTCCTGAACTTGTTCATAAGGTGCTTCAAACATCTCATTCATATGATTGTTTGTTCTTCCTGGTATAGTTTCCGTGCTTATTTGACCAAGATTTTTTTGAAGAGCATCTGAAAAATTAAAGCCAGCTTCCACTACCTCTGTCCCTTCCTCTCTTGCTTTTCCCGCAACCCATGCGGCTGCTTGAACTTGCTGTGGCTCCCAGCCTATTTCATCAGCAATTTTATTTATCTCTTCTTCTACAAATCTATACTCTGTTATGTTTACAGTATCTTTGCCGTATCCAAACAAACGCATCATCCATAAATCTACGGTTACTCCCTGTGCCCTACTCGGGTCAATAACACGCATTAAATTATTATAAAACTTATCTGTTTTTTTACCCTTCCACTCTTGACCAGCAAAAGCTTGCTCTAACTTTTTGCTCATTTCTTGTGGATATCTGCCAGTCTCTATAGGCTGACCAGCCTTGTATTGATAATAGGCTTGTAATGCAAAAGTTGTATTAACTTCTACACTTGTGCTTGGAGATGTTATTGCGATTGCTTGTGCTAACTTGTCTGCGTCTTCTATGTTATTGTTGGTTATATCTAAAATAGCTTTGCTGCTTTCTTCATACCAAAATCTGTTTGGCTCTCCTTCTTTAACAAGACCTTTTACTTTTCTTCTTAAAGCACCAACTTTTCTTTGATTATCTACTCCAGGAGGAGCTCCGACTATTCTTGATATTTCAGGTCGAACACTGTCCCCGTCATCTTCTCGTGTCTGTTCTTCCACTCTAGGACGGGCTCTCTGCTCTTCAGGGCTGACTTCAGCTTGCTCAACAGCTGGTCCTGTGTCTGGTACTTCATAACTTCGTTTGGCACTGGGTGATTGAAATACTCGTTGTACTCCCTCATTTTTTGCTGTAGTTCCGTCAACTGATATTGCATCATTAATTCTCTCTATAAGGTTGAATGTTTCTGGAGCTTTTTCTCTGACAAGCTCCCTGTTAGTATTATATAAATCATACATTTGTGCAAATGTTTCTGATTTAATTGCTTTCTGTTGTCCAGGAGTTAGTTGATCTCCATTAGCTATAAGTTCGCCCAATGGATAAGAAAGCATATTACCGCCATAATAATCCTCAGGGGTATTTAAAGATCCTTGCAATATTTGCAATGCTTCTCTTATAACAGGTCCACCAGAGTTTTCATCAATATTCATTACCCCATTTTCAAATGTCATGTTGGGTATATTAAATAATGGTGATTTTGCTGTTACTGGAGTAAATATATTTTTATCCTGTACGCTTAAATCTTTGCCTATAGTAAAGTCAATATGATGACCGAGTTCATGTATAAATGTATCTCTAAGCTGAATCTTTGCCCCAAGCTGATTTTCAAAATTTAAGTTACCAAGTCCCGTTATAGGCGATAAAGATATGCCCTGTATTTGTGGCATGTATGTTCCATATGCTGGCGTATAATCTTTAAATCTGTTGTCCTTGACGTGGGTTCCTATAAATTGTAAATCACTAAATACATCCATAGGAACACCAGCTTTATTAATATCTATAAAAGCTTTTGCAATGTTAGATTTTTCTTCTAACTCAAAATCTCTAACTCTATATAAATTAGTATCGCTAAACCTTACTGGCAAATCATTAAAAAGTTCTGGGTCAAATTTTCTACTATCTATAACGTAGTTTTCAACTAAGTTAACTTCATTAAAATCATACGCATCGTTTTGTATTGTTTGTATGTTTATAGGGCTGCTGGTTGGCAAACTAAGTTCTATATTCTTTTGTGTTTTATTTATAGTTTCACTAAGATTTGCTGTGTCTAAGTTTATTTCAGATGTTTCTTTACCAGCCTCTTTTCTGGGCATGCTGACTAACTGATCTGTTGCACCAAACTGATACTCAGGTTTTATTTCTTCTGGCTTATTGAACTTTGTTTTAACCTCTTGCTCAAAAGATAAGTCTTCTGTTACTGGTACTTCAGTTTTACCAACATATTCAATGTTTAATATTTCCTCTGCTATGATTTGCATAGGATCAAGACTTTTATTATTTTTAAGCTCGGGAGTGTTTAGTCTTGCAGATGCTTTATCAAGAGCAATCTTTGTCATATCCTTGTTAGTAACAAGGTTGGATAACTCATCTAATATTTGTTGACCTTCTTGTTCTCCTTTGTTTTTTAAAGCTGTTTTTATTTCTGGAGAGAGCTGTATTGTGGTATTAATTCCTGTCATTGTTCCACCAGCTATAGTAGTAGCAAGAAGAGTATGAGCCATATTATCGCCAACTATTTCATGAATTTTTCTGCCCTCATAAAATGGATTGTTCATATTGTCGAAAGCTATTCTTAATTGATCTTGGTTATCGAAATATGCATTAGAGCTTGACTGTATTAATGTGTTTACCTGCTCGCCTGTAGCATCTGCAATAAACGCATGAGCACCATTGTTTAATATTTTCTTAACATAATCATCGCCTGGTCCTTTGTTAAATATATTAATTCCTTTTGCAAGTTTCATGGCTGGCAACAATTCAGTTACTACCTCGGAGGTAGCCTGTATTTTTGCATTGGCATATGCGTCTTCTATAGATAGACCTCTTGCAATAGAGTCTTCAAATACCTCGCCATAAGTAAGTGTTCCAAATATAGGCAAAGAAGAATATGCTAGACGAAAATCCTTGGTGGCATAAGCTGCTATTAAGGATGGTGCTACAAGACCTATACTTGTTATTGCACCTGTTATTGTTTGATCTGTTCTATCTGTGAACCCAGCTTCTTTATATCTTTTTTGTTGGAGTGCTCTTTCTTCTTTATGCTCTTTGTCCCACTCGTCACGCCAAGCTATAAATTGTTTTTGTGTTTCTTCTCTAATAGTTTGTAGTTCTTCTTTTGATTTTGCAGCCCTTCCACTTAAAGCAAGATCTCCAGATCCAAAGAAGCTTCTTTTAAGACCTACATCTTGTTCAATTTGCGATCTTATGAAACCATAGCCAATAAATCTATCTCTTGTTAATTGATTTTTTAAACTGTTTGTGTCTTCACTATCGTCTACTTGTGCATTTAGATCATTTAATAAATCGTCAAATGCCTGTCGTTTTAAACTATTAAGAAAATCACCTGGGATACCAGCAAAACTTTTGACAAGATCTATGCCAGCTTGTTTAAAGTATTGTGGAGTTTTTTGTAATCTAGACTTGCTTTCTTGGGTTAGTGGATCCTGCTCTCTTGGCTCTAGAGATTGACCAAACTTGTATTCTTGTTCCTCTTCAGTGACAAGCTGTTCTTCATTTTCTTCTTCGGGTAATACGCCAAATTTATACTCTGCCACACTATTGTCTCTCTTGTTTTTGTTGTCTTAATTGCATGTATAAATAATCAAGCAACTGTTCATCGTCTAAATTTTCTGGTGCAAGACCTACTAAATTATCAATAATATCTGCACCATAAAGGTCGCCAAGCTGATCTATATAATCTTCTCTTTTAGCATTAAATCCAAACACAGCAGAACCAAACCCGTATATTCTTCTTTGTCCTGGCTTGAGCTGTGCTGTTGCTATACTTGGGTCATTTGACACTATTTGTTTGTAAGTATTAAATTCTGGTTGTACAGATGCAAAATATGCACCAAGATTATCATTATATTCCTCTGGTATTACATACAAACCATCTTCATTTTTTTCTAATTTAAGACCTGGCATATCAAACTGAAACTTTGCTATAGCATCACTGACTTCCTCTTGTTGATCTTCATAGTTTGCTGTTAAGTCAAGCTCTGCAACTGCCACTGCTTTTGCGTCTATGTAAGTTTCCATGTCTTTGTCATACATATTTCTTACAGTGACTGTATCTGGTTTGTCTTTTACTTTAGGGTCAAAAGTTTTATATTTTCCTATCTCCCTTAACCCCATTTGCTGTGCTGCTTCAAGCAAATCTGGATTATTTTGAAATTCTATAGATAAACTTCTTAGGTTAGACATAATATCAGTAGCATCTCTGACTGAAACAGCTTTCGCATCATTGCCTTCAAGATCTTGTCTGACTGTATTACTTTTTAAATCTGGTAAAAATCCTTCGTATTCTTTTTCTTCACCATCTACATTAACTGTATATGTTGCACCAATAACAGCACTTAAACCATTTTCCTTTCCAACAATATCACCATTCATTTTTACATTTACAATTTCACCCTCTTCGTTGTCATTGCTAATAAATTTTTTACCTACAAACAGGTTAAGATCTGATTTGTATATTTGTGTTAGGTCATCTGCAAAGCTTGGATTCATTTGTGAAAAATCACCAGATTGTAAAACTGGATCTAAGTTACTGAATGCCTTCATAGTTTTTGGGCTTGCAATTGAAAGCAAATCAAAACCACGCTTTTTTAAATCTTCATATTGTGGTTGTGCGTAATAAAGTTGTTCTTCTCTAGCCCTTGGATCTTTTGGTAAAGTTGAAAGCAAATCTAAAAGCGTTACTGCTTCAGTCCAACCTTGAGCTTTTTCGCTCTCACCAGCTGCTAATTCGTCTGCTTCATTGTCTCTAATATATCCCTGTGTTCTAGCTTTATCTAGCGTTTCTTGAGACTTGTATGTTCCGATTACGGCATTAATTCTTTTTTTCTCTAATTCAAATTCTTGTCTTTTAAAATCTCTTTGTTCCTTAGAAGCCTCAATATCTTCTTGAGCAGCTTCTAGCTGAAAATCCATAAGCTCAAATTGTTTTTTTTGCTTTTCTTCTTCTCTTTCTTGTTGGTTAAATTTTAATGCTAAATTAAAACCTGACTCAAATCCGCTTGCTAAACTCATGATTAATCAAATAATTTGTTAAGTAATGCTGCTGCCGCAACTCCTAATAATACTGGTCCTGCTAATGCACCAAGAGCTGCTCCACCTTGTGCAAGCAAAGTTCCTCCTGCTGCCTTTGATGATGCTACTGCTGCTTTTGCAGCTGGTGCCGCTAAGTATGCACCTGTACCCGCACCCATACCCATAAGGCTTTGTTCAGCTGCACGCTTTTGCATACTTAATTGTCTTTCAGCTATATCTTGCTGTGCTTCCATTCTTGCTGAACTTAGCAATCCTGATGTTGCTTGTCTTTTTGTTTCTTGACCTACTGCCAATAATCCACCTAATCCACTAGCCACTTAGACCTCCTGTTACTGATTTTTGTGCCATACTACTACCCAATCCACCAGATAGTATTTGCGTTCTTCTCTCATTAGCTCTCATTCTTGCAAAGTTTCTTGCTGCAACTAATGCAGATGTTTCTGATCTTTGATAGTCTCCTTGAGCTTCTGGTCTTAGTTGTAGTCCATAACCAGCTTGTCTTCTTGATTCCTGACCTCTAACATTCGCGTATTGTCTTGCCACTGCCGCTTGTGCTCTTCCTATCTCTTCTTGTTGCAAACCCTCAAAACCCGTAGTCATTTGTTCAATAAGGTCTTGTTCTACAGGAAAAAATCTATTTAAGTAATCTTGGAATTCAGCCTCATATAAATCTGCCAGAGTGTCTTGAGCTGATTGATCTCCCTGCCTAAACGGATTAACATAATTATAACTTGATGGCTGTGAGGACCTAGAAAAACCACTATTACCAAAACCAGATCCCATAGTATTATAATATCCGTCACTTTCGTAGTTATATATACTTGAACGAAAAGCCATTAAGAACCCTTGCCTCCACTAACAATAAGACCCGTACCAAAACCAAGTCCCTGACCAATAACAGCCTGTCCAGCTTGACCTTTTTGAAAAGACTGTTTTGCTTCTGCTATTCCTCTTTGTTGTGCTAATTTTCCAACCTCAGATATTCCAGATATGGCTTGCCCTGCTTGACCTTGACCCATAGCAATGATATTTTGCATGCCTTGATAATATCTATCTACTTGCCCTGAGAGTGCTTCGGTTGTTCCTAACCCCATTCCTCTGGCTTGTGCTTGTTGCATCTGTGATGCTCTGGCTTGATACTGACCGCTTGTTGGGTCTGCTCCCATTGCAAAAGCCTGCTGTTGCATATTAGCTCTAGCTGCTTGAAATTCTGGTTGCTGTAAGGCATTAACATAACCCTCAACACTTTCAAAAGCTGATGGGTCTTTCATAGCAGCAACTTGTGACATGAATTCATTTTCTAAAGGTCTATAATATTGTTGATAAAGATTAAATCTTTGTGCAGCTATTGAAGCTAATGCTTTTTGTGATGCTGTGTCTTTAATTTCTGTTGATCCGCCGCCGCCTGACATTATATTTTTTTCTCCACTATGTATTGTTTTGTTTCATAACCGATATGAGACAAGACATCTGCTAATCCTTTCCAGGGTGTCCAAAACTCTACTTTGTTACATCCTCTTTGTTCAGCCATATGTTCAATATACTCCATGTATTTGCCATTAGCATTTTCTCTTTTATCATAAGCCACCCAAATTAATAATGATTGCGTGGGCTTAAAAATACTAGGCTTTACTTGTAGAATAATAAAGCTCTCACATGGGTCTTGCTCTATATCTACATAAAGCTCTGCTACCCCATTTACTAGTGCTGAGTATATGTCTTCTGGTCTCCATTCTGGTTTTGCTTCTTTTTTTATTTCCCGCAAACCAGGTTCTATATGATCCCAATAAACTCTAACATCTACTTGTGATAGCATTTTATCCATAAGATACCATTAAATTATATAATAATGTAGCATTATATTACTAATTAAGAAGGCTCTGTAGGGAAAGCAACACTATCTAAGTTCTCCGCTTCGTGCTGTGAGCTAGGTAAATCTCTTAGAGATTGTCTATAATTTGCCCACTCTGTTTTTTTAGAATCTGATAAGGGGCTGTCAGACATTTGCGTCCAGTCTGAGTTTTGCAAAAGAATGTTTCTTTGTGATCTCACATCATCCCAAAAATCAACCGACACATTAACTGGGCTGCCATCAACAAACTTTATACTTGATGGTGAATAATATCCCTCTACAATGGTTTCATCTGAGCCAACCAAAATATCATCAACATTACAGTCAGAGCTAATTACAGATTCAATAATACCAGTCTCTGTTTTATATATAGTAAAGTGTTTCATTAGGTTGTGTTATCCATTGTAACGTGCAATTGCATGTGCGTATGATTATAAGTTCCAGAAAAGTAAACCCTCCAATACACAGTACTCTGCGAGGTCGTCATATTTGTTATCTGTCCCTGATACGTGTAGGTGTATCCACGATATGTACCCGCACTCCAATAAATATTAGCCTCTCCTCCCGAGGCGGTTATCCACGTAGAGTTATTTAGAGAATATTGAACCCTACCACCATTAACATTACCTAGCACGGCAGACAAAACTACAGAGTAAGAAGCATTATTTCTAACCTGAGTAATAGTTACTGGCACAAAGGATGCATTGGATCCTGTGTATGTAGTGTTTCCGCCACTACCTCTTATGGCTGAACCGTATCTTAAAAGCGGTACAAAGGCTCCTGTATGTGATTTTATATCTGTACTAACATTATCAAAATGTTTTACATTCAAAGTATCAACATTTATTCTTGCAGAATCAAGCTGACCAGCGTTTATTTTTGTAGCATTGAGGTCGCTAATCTTAGCGTTTGTAATGGTTGCATCAGCTATCTTAGCGTTGGTTATATTAGCGTCAGCTATCTTGGCTGAAGTAATTGCAGCATCTGCTATCTTTGCACTGTCTATAGCTGCTGTGCCTATCTTTGCATTTAAGATAGCACCATCAAGTATCTTTACAGAAGATATAGCACCATCATTAATGTCTGCTGTATTTATTAATGCAGTACTTGCTGATGTTCCTGTTGTTGAATTAAAGGGTCCTGGGGTTTCTTGAGTGTTAACAAAACGTATCCAATAATATCTTGTTTGATTAGTTCCTACTTGATGATTAAAAACATTGGCAGTAGTCTGTCCAACAAAAGATCTGTTTGCAAAATTATTAGAGGTTGCAGACCATATTTCAGCATGAGAAAAGCCTACAAAATTTTTATTATCCCAGTCTAAAACTATATTTTGAAAAGCACCTGTGGCACTAAGTCCAGTTGGTACTGGTGGAGTATCTAAAACTTCCTCATCCCCAATAATCACGTTGGTTGAGCTTCCACCAACAACAGAACCTGTTCCACTAATTCTTATATCGCGTTTTACAATACCTTTATCAATAAGATCCCTAAAGGTTACAGCCGCATCAAGAGGATTTCCTATCTCCCCTTTAAGCTGTGCAATAGACTCATTTACATTAGAGGCAAATCTTTTTCCTTCATGATCAAAAGCTCTAGGTACAACAAAGGTTCCTCTGGCTTTAGCCATTAGGTTATCTCCTGGGGACTTTCATATACGCAAACCTCGTTGACTGGGTCTGTTCCTTCTAAAATAATATGAAAGGATTTTGTTCTATACCCTCCAGGTAATCTAAATATATTGTTACTAGTAACTGTTTGAGTGTGTTTTAAAACACCATCAGCATAAAGTTTAAAAGTTAAACTGTTATAAGAGTCAGCACTTACTTTTGCTACACCTGGTGATATGGGTCTATTGGTATAAAACTCTTTTGATTTCCATGTATAAGTTCTCTTACTGCTTGATCTGCCGAACTTTTTTAGAACTCCGCCAATAACCAAATAAAGCTCATCGTTTTCTCTATCGTTGTAGCCAGCATGGGCATAAAAATCTAAATCGACAAAAGCATTCTTGCCACCCCTTGGATCAAAGATAAAACCCTTTTTAGTATTTACATCTGAACCATCCCAAGTAAATCCAAGATACTTGCCCTCATACTCATAACCCTCTACGTTGGAAGGGTAGTAATCCTGCCACTGATCTCTGGTAAATATCTGTTGTGTAATAAGTTGTATTCCTGAATTAGAAGCTAATACTAGACCGTCTGGTGATGAATATATTGCGTACTCTCCCATATCAACAAGAGATCTTTTATTAGCACATGGAAGGTTTGCGTCTATCTCTACCATAGCCATGGCACTTGGATCTGTGCCTGATGCAATAAGTGGCTTTCCGTTTGTTGTTACTAGTAAACCAGATGCTATAGATGCTATAGCAACTATGTCTGTTGAGGTTGTTAATTGATTGGCTAGTGGATAAGAGTGTGGCAAAAAGGCTTCACTAAAAAGCAAAGTGTTACCACTAAATCCTGCTGTTATACCGTTAGGCATAGTAGTGATACCAAACATAGGTCCATCTGGGTGATCTGCTGAGGTATCATCTGGTGGTGCAAGATTGTCTGTTGATTCTATTTCTTCCCCGAGAGAGGCGTCTAGCACTGCCTCTGTTGTTGTTCCAGCAGAGGTTCCAGTAACGTCTTTAACAAACCTAAATACACCATTTATATCTGTTCTATATATTCTTCTTTTAGAGATATTATAAGTTCCGCTTGTAGCTGCTGGCAGTGATATAGTTACTGTGGCTCCATCAGAGGCATCCACAATATCTATAGCTCTAACAGCACTGGGCGGACCCTCTTCACCAAATGCAGTTATTTCTGTATAAAGATATGCTCTAGAAGATATAGCAGCTCCGTCTGCTGCTGTTGCATTGTTGACCGACGGTGCAGCTGTAAATGCGGCGGGGATAGGTAAGCCTAGTCTGTAGGATGTTACAGGATAAGGACCTGATCCAGTTATACCATTTGAGGCATCCACCATTCTTGGAAAGCCAGAAGATCCGCTTACCCCTGTAAAGTAAAACCTACTAAATGCATCTTCCTTGATTGGGCTTTTAATAACATTAACGTCATCATTAAAGGTAAACCACTCATTATCTGTTGCTTTAAATATTGTTTTGGTGGATGTGGTTATATGTGATGCTGGGTGCGTGGGACCTGACTCTGATGCATCATTAACATCTTGAGGTAAAGCCTCTAACCTTCCTCTATCTAAAAAAGCATTCTCGGTGCTTTGTGCTACATCCTCGGGCAATAACCTAGGTGCAATTTTTTCGTTTAATCCACTAAATGTTGTAAGTTTAAATCCAGCCACGTTAACTCTCTGTTGGTATGAATACTCCTGCCTTTATTAGTTTTTCTCTATTATGCATATGCTCTGCCTCTATATCGTCTTTTGACTGACCATGGTAAGCAACGGCTAAGTTTTTCTTTATCATTTCAATATTTAAATCTAAGTCATCAGCAAATATAGTTCCTAGAACTCTGCCGAATTTACCCTTCTTATCTAGCTTTGTTTGAACCTTTACAAGCTTAGCACTTTCAATCTTTTCTTTTAAAAAACTTGAAGCTAACTTGCCTCTAGCTTTTTCATCGAGATCTCTAGTCCTTGACTCTGGGGTATCTACTCCATAAAGCCTGATTCTAGATTTGAAATTTATATCAAAACCCAAATGAATCTCAGCATCAATAGTGTCACCATCAACTATTCTAGTAACAGTGCATTTATATTCATACATTGTTTATTTCTTCTTTCTTTTTTTTACAGTTTTGTAAGCTTCATTCTTGGCAGTCCTGGGATCGTCTGCAACATAGCGTCCTTTCTTATCCCTTGTTCTAACTACCTCAGACTCAACTAGACCCATCTTTGCTAATAAATTACCAAACCAGCTCATTTGTTATCCTCTTTTTGTTGAGAAGCTCCAAAATAAAAAGATATCACAGCACTAGCTAAACCACCTAAATATCCTAGCACTAAATTTATTAAGGCTTCACTGTTTTGCTCTGGTGGTTGTATGGTTACTAAAAATATATAACTCATAAATCCGCTCAAAGTAATGATACCGATAATTCTTGTTGTCCAATCTTTGCTAAAGTTTTTTCTAGCATTTTGCTTGTCATCAGTTTCTAATTTAAATATATCAACATCTAACTGTTTCATCTGTTGCTCAAACTCCTGCTCTGCTTTTTTGAGCTGGAGCATTTGTTCTGGTGTTGCTTCAGCTATTGCTCTTTCTATAGACTTTGGATTGTTTGGTACGCCCAATGTTTCGGCTATAAGGTTTGCCGCCATGCCTCCCATAGGACCACCCAATGCTGTTCCCAATGTTGGAGCAACTGCTCCCACTACATTTTTTAATAAACTTTTTAATGCCATAATAATCCTTATACTGTGTATATAATTAAAGGTTTACTTTTACCTTTAACTTTTATTGGTTTTAGTAATTTTAACCCAATTTGCGACTTATTTGCAGTTGATTCACCAATCAATATATCAACCCCTGCTTCCTTGGTAGCTGATTCAAGTCTTGCTGCAACATTAACAGCATCACCAATTGCTGAATAATCAAACCTAGTATCTGATCCCATGTTTCCAATTACTGCGTACCCACTATTGATTCCACACCCAATAGCTACGGGCTCTGATAAATCTTTTTGTAATTGTTGAATGGCTGTACGCATATCTCTTGCACATGCTATAGCTCTTTCTTCATGGCAGTCTAAATCCAATGGTGCATTAAATATTGCCATACAGGCATCGCCGATGAATTTATCTACCATGCCACCATGTGCCTGGATACATTTAACTTGAACAGTTAAAACTTTGTTCATAATATCTGTAACTTCTTCTGGTGGTAGTTTTTCAGATAGATTTGTAAAACCTCTGACATCTGTAAATAGAAATGTGCAGTTTCTTTTCTCTCCCCCGAGTTTCAGAAGGTCAGGATTCTTTTGTAATTGTTTAACTTGTCTTGGATCTAGGTAATGCTCAAACTGCTTTTTTATTTGTTGACGTAATTTATATTGTTTTTTGAAGTTAATATAGTAAGCAACAGTGGAAGTTATGATTTGAGAGATAAAAGTCCATGAAAAATCCAACAAAATGCCTTTCTGAACGCTAAAAACGCCTGAGAAGCCCGTAGTGAAGAGCAAAATAATTACTATACTTAGACCCTTACCTATGCCAAGAAAATTAATTGTGAGCCATGTCAGCGACACAAAAATTCCTAAAATAAAAATTTCGGCTGCTAAATGCCAGTCAGGAATATAAGGAGAATTTTCTATTAAAATTGACTCAGATAATGCTGCTTGTATTTTGTGTGGCTCTAATAATCCAACTGGAGTTGCAACTTGTGGCATGATTCCGTTTGCAGTAATTCCAACAAATACAAACTTTCCCTGGACATTCATTTCCTCTAATGTGGTTTGCGGTGTGTCTACCCAACTAATCCACTTCCGACCTAAACTATCTGTCTTGACTGGTGGTAATCCTTTTACCCTTATTTCCTCTATACCAAGATCATTGGTTTTTATTACATAGGTTTTTGCACCTACCAATGCTTTTAATACTTCTGTACCAAACGCGGGTACATATCCATCTGGTGTTCTTAATAATAAAGGTATTCTGCGAACTAAGTTGTCAAGATCAGTAGGTGCAGTTGCAATACCCTGTTGTATATAATTTCTAAGGTTGATAGTATTTTGAACTACACCTTTAGATAACATACCACCTTTTTCTTCACCCAGGATAACTGTACCAACTGTTTTTGGGTATATTTGATTTGGGGCTTCAAACATTGCCAATATTGATGTACCTTGTTGTAAAGACTCTGCAAACTCTTTATCCCCCCCAAGTCGATCAGGGTGAGGAAAAGATATAACCCAACCAATACCAAGAGCACCATTATTTAATATTTCATTATTTATTTTTGCAAGTCTCTGTCTGGGTAAAGGATAGCCTCCTTCCTGGTCTATAAAATTTTCATCTATGTTTAGTATTGTGAAATAGCCAGATGGTTGTTGTTCGGGTACCAAATAATCAAATACTTTTAACTTTAATATTTCTGTAGGAGGACTTTGAAATACTAAAGGTGCTGCTAATATAGTTAATAATAAAAAAAATATTCTCATCAGTTGCTTTGGGTAACCTTTATGGTGCTACCCTCCCCTCCGTTTATTGATACCACTCTAGATACTCCATCTTGAATAAAAATAACTGTATAACCCGTATCAGAATCAATATCTACTCTTGCAGTATTGTTTACGCTTCTTATTATAGTTAGCTTTTCTCCTGTCATGTAAGTTGTGATTTGAGTTTCTAGATCTTGACCAAGCCTAGTTCCAACTATATTTAATGTAGTTGCGTCTTGTGCCAACTGATCTTCTTCTTGTATTACCTCAAGCTCATCTAATATGTCTAACAGGTCTTCAAGAAAATTTACATCTAACCAATTGTAGTCAAGCTCCGTAAACTCAAGACTATCATCCTCTAGATAATCTTTGTCTAAATCTTCAAACTCTAGATAATCCACATCCAGTATATTGCTTGATGTGTTTGCTGTTGTTTCTTCTGTTAACTGTATATTTTGTTTTGGTGGGTTAACAATAAGCATGTTATCTATAATATCCAAAGTTAAGTCTAAAATAACTGGTTTGGTTGGGGGTTTTTCAAATACATCTACGGTTGTAGCTTGGTATGGTTTATTAAGTGTAACTGTACCCATTGCTGTAGTTACCAATATCTCACCGCTAGATAAACCATTAATATCAGGTAATAGTATTAATAAACTACGTCCAGTTTCATCTACAGTTACCGTAAAGTCAGTACCACGTATAGCTATGTTTGCTGTAGGTGTTTTTAAGTCTATATTATTTTTATCAATTTTATTGAGACTGCCTGTGATAAACCTAGCTGTGCCAAGACCAAAGGTGATAGCCATTTTAGATTTGCTAGGATTAGGATCAAAGACGTATTCGTCTATAGTTAGTTGTGAGTGTTCAGTTAGCTTAACTTTAGAATCATCTAGGAATGTAATAGCCATACGACCATTGGTAGTTATAGCTTCATCGTTTTGTTGGATATTAAACTTTAGTTCAGCACTGTATGGCTGACCTCTTACTACTTGTGCAGATCCGTTTAACTCAGATATATTTCCAACATCAACAGCTGGTTGTTGTTCCGCCGTCGCTTTGAATGATACAGATATTAGAATTAGAAGCAGAGCTAGTAATTGATATCCAGTCTCTAGCCAATGTTGACTGTTGTTTAATATTGAATGTATTTGAACTGCCATCTAGATCCAAGTAAAAGTAACCAGCGTCTGAAGAAGTTGAGCCTCCATAGCCATTACCAAGAAAGTTAATTGTGTTACTGCTTCCGTTAACATCTACATAGTTTGTAGCATTCTCATAGTCAATGTCAAAATCAAAATCATTTGAATCTCCAGAGATAATCCAGTCCAGGTCAAGATAAGAAACGTCATCATCCTCTCCTGCCTTTAAATCAAATGTATTACTGCTACCAGTAACATCTATATTCATGTTTACATAATCAGCAGTGATTAATCCTGTACTGTTTAATAATAAATCAAATACATTAGAGTCACCATCAAACTCAAAGAAACCTGTAAAATTATCTCCTTCTATAGCATCTGATCTAAATATATTACTACTACCTATTTGATTAATATCAAGAGTCATTGAAACTCCGTCTAGATCTAAAGCAGTCATGGTTCCAGATGTTGCTTGGGTACCACCGATTAAGTTAGATGATCCTAACTGTTCTAAATCAATAGATGCTGAATTTCCGCTTTGATCGACATGAACTTCATTATCCGCTAATACAGATACGCTAAATAACAAACCAATTAAAAATTTATTCTTCATTTATACTCCAGTAACTTTTTGTTGCTCCTTGTTTCACTGTTTCCAAGACTGCGGTTTCGATTGCTGTTTGTAATGCTATGTCTATAGATTCGTTTCTAACTAGACCATTTTCTATTTCTACTAGCTCTGTTTGGTTGGCTACAAAACGAAATACATCATTGTCTAACGATGCACTTAATATTGTTTTGGTAACTAACACTTCAAGCAATACTTTACCCGTAGTTACGGAAACAGTGCGAAGAGATATGGTGACTGTGTCTTGTTTATATTGCCTAGACATTCCTATGCCTAGGTATCTAGCACCAGCCCCTCCACTTTTAATGTTACTTTCGTAAGATATCACACCACCCTGCATAATCAAGCCAGCAAACATTAGGGGTGGTAACTTCTTTTCCTCGTCAAAATCCTGTCTTGTGCTTCTTATAATCTGTCGTTCTTTAGTAACATTATCTAAACCAACACGTTCTACTACTTCAAAGAAACCATTGTTATTACTACCAGCATGCTTTAACGCTCTGATTAAGTAAGCATCTGGAGCTTGTGTTACCGCAGATGAAAAGGTTGCGTATGTACTGTTGCTTCTACGTTGACCAGTTTGGTCTGTAAATGATCCAGCATAAATTGCTACTACTGGTTTTTTGTTACTTGCTATCTTTATATTAGCCAAGTCAGGCACCAATAAAGATCCAATCTTTGCTGGTTCTGATTCTTGTATTGGTGGTAAATTGTTTTCTATTGGGTCGAACAGTAATGCACAACTAGAAAGAAAAGTCACCAAGAGGAAGTTGTATAATAGTTTCTGAACCATCGCTTGCAATTATTGTTAGTGTAATCATACCATCTTCGATAGTATAACTAATTGTGTTTCCTTCTAAATTAAATGTACCCTCTGTTGACTGCGTTTCTCCAAACATATTTTCTACTATCTGCCTGGATATCTGTGCATATATTCTTGACTCTAAGTTACGAATAAATCTAGCCAAGGTTGTGTTTTCTTTATCTCTCTCGAGTTGCTCCTGGATGGCTTTCAGCTCTTCCTTAACAGTTAATTTTCTTTGATACTCCTGTGAATCAATGGTCAAATAATGTGCGGATGTTCCAATACCAGAGAACGAAGGTGACTTAAATTTATGCACCATTTCATCTGCTTTTACATTCTGCACAAAAATACCTACAAATAAAATTATTCCTATAAAAGATATAATCTTGATTATTAAATCTTTTTCTTTGGCTTTCTTAATCTCTTCTTTGGTCATCTCTATCCGCCTTAGCAATTTTGTTGCTATCTATTAATTGGGGGACACCAAGAATAGTCTTAATAAGAGTATCTTGTCGTATAATCTCATTGTCTAAACTTCGAACCCTATCGATTAATGCTACCAAAATACCATGCTGAGAATCAAGTTTAGTTCCAAGTCTATCTTCCATAGCAGAAATAGATGCATTGACTTTTTCATCAACAGTATCGATTTTAGTTTCCATACCATCGATAATACGCATGATGAGCTTCCAAACAAAAAAGCCAAGACCCAAAGACGCAGCTATAGGAAAGCCTAACTCTGTAATTAAACTTACCGCCTGGTCCACAGGTTAACTATTTGTTAATTTTAGATTTTAGCCAATCAATCCACTCAGGCTTTTTCTTATTAATTATAAATAAAGCTATACCAGCAATAATAATTATTTGAACTAAGACTTCCATATTAACCTCCGATTGTTTTTGTTTCAGT